AGCCAAGAATCGAAGTCGGCTTGTCGCATTTGCAACATCACGCTTTCCCTTTGGTTGTTGTTAACAGATATAAGAATACCTTAATACTCTTATATATGTCAACAGGGTTTAACGGGACGGGGTGTTAACGGTAACACCCCGCCCCTACCCTCTACAGGGCGACCAGCATCCCGATACGGGCGCGGGCCTCTTCGAACTGAGCCGCTTCGAGCTTGCCGAATTCGGCCACGATCAAGGCGCAAGCCGCCTCGATCTTCTCGGCAGGGCTGAGCTTGTCCCAATCCGTGCCGGGAGCGGCCACACCCTCGCCACCCTCGCCGCCCCCCTCGCCTTCGGCGTCCGGCTCGGACGGCCCCTTAGCCGCCTTCACGTCCTTGCGAACATCCGCAACGGATCGCGTGTCACCCTCCGGGGTGAGCAGCGCCACGGAGTAGCCCACGGCGTCCGCAATCAGCTTGCGGTAGACACGCCACGTCGAATTCGTGTTGGGGTTGAAGTCCGGCACGGGGCAGGCTTCGCAGTAGGCCGCGACTTCCGCCTTGATGGCTTCGGTTAGCCCCTCTTTGCCGAGGGCCGCATTCTCGGCCCCGTAGGTAGCGAGGGCATCCCACACGGATGCGCCCGCCTTGTTGTTAACGATAACAGAGTCGAGGGCCACACGGATAAGGCTATGCATACAATCCTCCGAGAGTCGCGGCGGGTCAGTCCGGCGCGTGAATGTATTTTAACCAGTGTGAATAACTTTCACAAGAAACGGCAGACGAACGGTCGGTTTTCAACGTAAATACAACAAAGACTCCGCATCGTGAAAAACAGGTGCCTAAAAAGTGTGCAAATTGTGGATAACCGATCGGTTTTGCTTATTTATTAGGCACATACCCGACTATCTCTAGGGGTCATTCCGTATAGCGGGATTCTCCCGCGCTATCAACGGCTTGCACCAAACCGGTGCACAACCCTCGCGCGCACGCGATGGGAATGATTCTCATTTACATTTGCTCACGGCCAATCAGCGTGGATGTTGTAAGTACGCAACAGAAGGCTACCGTTAACAGACGATAATGAGAATCGTTCGCGTTTACCGGTTGATAGCTTTTGTCTATCGGCAACGGTCAGCCGGTAGGCCGGACGGGGGGGGGTTGAGGGGGAGTGTGAAAGAGTGTGTTGTTGCCTCATACATTCCGCACCCCCAAAATGAAGGGTAGGGGTAAGTCCCTATCTTGACAAATGTGAAAAGTGTGGTATAATAGCTACAAGAATCGAGAAGTGTTCGGTTCTTCTCGCCTCACATCCAGCGAGCAACCCTAGATCGTGTGGGTTGGCAAAACGAGTAATAGAGCCGCAGGGGATCAAACGAAAATTTGATTTTGCAATTTCTGCCTGTACCTGCAACGGGACTCGACAAGAAACGACGATCTAGCCCTTCCCCTAGCGGGGACAGGGGACAGCCCTAGAAGAGATAGATAGTATATAGACTATTGATCCTTCTTCGGATGTATCACTTATGGGAAAACAGAATGTCTACACCTAAAGATATCTCTGCCCCGACTAAGGTAGCCCTCCGGGAAATCGAGTCGGGCCGCAGCCTGACTAAGCCTCGGAACCGTTTGGAAAGCCTTGAGCTTAGCCGCCGACTTATCAGCCGCAAGTCCAAGGATGTTGTAGAAGCCGTACTTAGGATCGCCTTAGATGAGGCCCACCCTAAGCAAATCGACGCTCTGAAACTACTTGTCAACCGGATTGCCCCTCAAGCGTTCTACGACAAGCTAGCGGATAAACAAGCCGGTAAAGGCGGTGTCAATGTCCAAATCAACGTAGTTAATGGCGCTGTCGATACGACTCCTATGGTGGAAGTCATTGACATTCAGCCAACGGAGGTTCGTAATGAGTCTGTATGAACTGTTCCTTTTTGCAGCACTGGTAGTAGGGTGCGCGGTGTTTCTGCGTAAGACCCTCCGGGGCATCGACAAGAAAAGCCCCTCCCGAAAGGTGGCTCTTTGAGCCGATCCCTTGAAGACCTGCACCCCAAGGTACGGGAGCAGGCCGAGAAATGGTTAGCCGCCACCAAGAAGGCTGGCCTAGATATCCTCGTTACCTGTACCTACCGTAGCCCCGAAGAGCAACAAGAACTGTACGATATCGGGCGTACCAAACCGGGTAAGATCGTCACAAACGCTCAACCCGGCCAGAGTCTCCACCAACACAGACTCGCCCTAGATTTCGTCCCTCTCCGAAACGGCAAGCCCGTCTGGGGAACTCAAGGGACCGATCTGGAACTTTGGACAAAAGCCGGGGAGCTAGCCGAAGCTTTTGGGTTTGAGTGGGCAGGAAGGTGGAAAAGGTTTAGGGAATTCCCGCACATCCAGATCAAAGACCCGGAGGGTATCAAGTGAACGAACTAGCAGCTTTCTTTATCGCCGTGAAGCTCAAGCTTCTGACCACGGCGGCAGCGGCCTTCGGCGCTCTGATGATCGCGGCCACCGATCCCCCGGCCACTAGAAGCGCTCTGTTTCTTCGGGCGTTCGTGGCTATCGGAGCATCTATCCTATTCGGCAACATCGCCGTTGTATGGCTGGACGGCATCTTTCACTTTAGCCAGTTTGTGATTCCGTTCGCCAACATCGACGCGATAGACTTCCACGTAGCCGTTCACGGTCTGGTCGGAGCGCTAGCGTGGTTCGTGGTGGGAGCCGTAGCCACTCTAGGCCACCAATTCAAGGAGAGTCCGATCGAACTCTTCAAGAAGGCCAAAGACGCGTTTAAGGGAGGTTAGGATGTTTCTGGCTACCCCCCTATTGACCCGTGCGATTACGTGGCTTGTAGGGCTTCTATTCGCGTTCTCGGTGGGTGTTTGGGCCGGATGGTCCTCGACTTCCGACAAGATCGAAGAACTCAAGTCCGATCTAGCCGAACAGGTGATCGACGCCCACATCGAACTGGCACACATCCAAACGGAGTACCACGCCAATGTACAAGCTGTTAACGCTGATCTTGACGCTGCTCTTGACCGGCTGCGCCGCGTCCCCAAGCTTGCCCCCGTCAAAGATGCCCCAACCGAGTGCGGAGCTTATGAAGCCGCCCCCAACCAACTTTCAGAGCCGGATCGAGAATTTCTTGTACGGCTTGGAGCAGAAGCCGACGAAGTAGCTTACCGGCTAAAGGCTCTCCAAGAATATGTCAACCGTAAAGATTGATCTTCACCCAGGCCAGATGGCCGTCTTCAAGGACAAACACCGCTTTAAGGTGGTGGCCGCTGGCCGTCGATGGGGGAAGAGCCGCATGGCGGCAACAGTGCTAATCTACCAAGCGCTCCAGAGCACGGCCAAAGACGTGTGGTACATCGCCCCCACGTTCCAACAGGCCCGTGATATTATGTGGAACGTATTGGTAGAGCTTAGCCTTGAAGTGGCTAAGACTGTTAACATTAGCACGTCTACTATTACACTTGTTAACGGACGTTCGATTACCCTGAAAGGTTCGGATCGTCCGGATACTATGCGGGGTGTTGGCTTGGCGTATGTCGTTATTGACGAATACGCAGACATGAAGCCTAACGTCTGGGAAGAGATTCTTCGCCCCGCCCTAGCTGACGTTAAGGGCGGCGCTCTGTTCATCGGTACCCCGAAGGGACGTAACCACTTCTGGGAACTGTACAAGAAGGGCGTCATCAACGATCCCGAGTGGAAGTCGTGGCACTTTGTCAGTACGGATAACCCGTTCCTCGATCCGCTTGAGGTAGCAGCCGCCAAGGAAAGTATGTCCTCGGCAGCGTACCGCCAAGAGTTTGAAGCTAGCTTTGAGCAAGGCGGTGCAGACCTGTTCAAGCGAGAGTGGGTACTGTACGAGACTGATGAGCCAAAAGACGGAGATTGGTACGTAGCTGTTGACCTAGCTGGCTTTGAAGATGTAGCCTCGGCCAACAGCGCTAAGCAACGCCGACTAGACCGGTCGGCTATTGCGGTTGTTAAGGTTAACAGTAGCGGCTGGTGGGTCAAAGAGATTCGATACGGAAGGTGGGACGTGCGCCGGACCTCCATCGAAATTCTCAAAGCAGCCAAAGACGTAGGTGCCCGTCGAATCGGAATCGAAAAGGGGGCGCTGCGTAATGCTGTGTTGCCCTACCTTGACGACCAACGCCGCCGCCTTGGGTACCATCCAGTGATCGAAGCTCTAACCCACGGAGCGAAGGCTAAGACAGACCGTGTTATGTGGGCGCTGCAAGGGCGCTTTGAACACGGACGCATCAAGCTGAACGAGGGGACTTGGAACAAAGACTTTGAAGACGAGCTAATCAACTTCCCCTCTAGGTACGTACACGACGATCTTGTAGACGCTCTGAGCTACATCGACCAAATGGCAACTGTGATCTATCTAGACGAGGACGACATGAAACAAGACTACTACGATCCGATTGATCCTGATACGGGCATCTAATGGAAACCAGCGATTCTCTTCTAGAGTATGTAACTACGCGCCTAGATAAGTGGCGCGAACACCGTGACACAAACAATATGTCGCGGTGGGATGAGTACGAACGTCTGTGGCGCGGTATGTGGGCCGCAGAAGACAAGACTCGCCAGAGCGAACGTTCAAAGATCGTGACTCCTGCTATCCAACAGGCTGTAGAAAGCGCTGTAGCGGAGATCGAAGAAACGGTATTTGGGGCTGCTGCCCCGTTTGACATTCGCTTTGACGAACAAACTGTCCCCCCGGCTGACGCTGCCCAGACCAAAAAGAGTCTGATCCGCGATCTTCACCGTTCGGGAATGCGTAAGGCTGTGTCGGAAGCACTGCTCAACTCGGCTGTGTATGGCACTGGCCTAGCGGAGTTGGTAATTGACACCCGTGCGGTGCGTAAAGCCGCGTCTGTTCCACTGCCTACTGGGGAGATTCAGCAAGGCGTGATGGAGGTTGAGACTCCTACCGTGCTGTGGCGAACCATCAACCCCCGTAACTTCCTCATTGATCCGCTCTCGACCACGATCAACGACGCTATGGGCGTCGCCATCGAAGAGTTTGTGAGCCGTCACCTGATCGAAGACGCTATCGCCAAGGGCCTGTATGAGGATGTTGACCTAGACGACACCGCTGCTACGGACCCCGAACTCGAAAAGGACGTGACGCAGACCCAGTACACGATGGATCGAGTCAAGCTTACGCGCTACTACGGCAAGGTTCCGGCCCGTATCTTCGACAATCTGGCCGAAGGTGACGAGATTGTGGAACTCTTCGACACCGAAGACGAGGAAGATGAGGACTCGGAGGAAGACGAAGAGTACATTGAGGTTATCATCGTCTATGCTAACGATAGCAAAATCCTCAAGAAGGAACGAAACCCTTACATGATGCAGGACCGACCGGTAGTCGCGTTCCCTTGGGACCGTGTACCTAACCGTTTCTGGGGCCGTGGCATCTGTGAGAAGGGCTTTAACGCCCAGAAAGCGCTCGACGCGGAGGTACGGAGCCGTCTGGACAGCCTCGCGCTGACCGTTTATCCTATGATGGCGGCTGATGCTACTCGTCTACCCCGTGGGTTCAACCTTCAAGTTACTCCGGGCCGCAACATTCTGACTCAAGGCAACCCTGCCGAGATTCTGATGCCGTTCAAGTTCGGTCAACTCGACCCGAATAGCTGGCAAAACTTCGCAAACCTCCGCGAAATGGTCTTTGAGGCCACCGGCACGAACGAAACAGGCGGCGCAAGCCCCGCAGCTATCGGGGATGCGAAGAGTGGTGCCGTGTCGATGGTGCTTTCGGGCATGATTAAGCGTCAAAAGCGGACTTTGTTCAGCTTCTACGACGAATTCCTGATGCCTGCGGTCCAAAAGACCGCGTGGCGCTACATGCAATTCAATCCTGAAGAGTATCCGGCCCAAGATTACGAGTTTGTACCCGCTTCTATGATGGGTATTACCGCTCGTGAGTACGAAACGTCGCAACTTGTGGCTCTTCTGCAAGCTATCCCGCAGGAATCCCCTGCTGCTCAGGGTATTTTGACGGGCATCGTCCAGAATAGCTCGCTGCAAAACCGCGAAGCCATCATCGAAATGATGCAGACGCCGCCGCAGCCCGATCCGCAAGCACAACAGCGCCAAGACATGATGTTTCAGCTTGAGGTTCGCGCCAAGATGGCGGAGATTGCCAAGCTTGAGGCGGAAGCTGGTCTTACGATTGCTCGTACCGAGTACGAAGCTACGTACAAGCCCCAGATTGAAATGGTCAACGCTATGGCTGAGGCTCGCCCGGACAAGGAAGGGGATCGAGACTTCGACAAGCTGGTTACGATTGCGGAACTGGCTATCAAGGAGAAGGATCAAGCCTCTAACGAGCGCATCGCTCAGATGCAGATGGAAACCAAGTCTCACGCAGACGGTCTAAGCGCGCAAGCTAGCGTCCACTCCGAAATGGTACGCTCTCTGCAAGATCAGGTGGCCAATCTGACCAAGGCTCTTGAGCGCCAGATGAAAGCTAAGCGTAAGGCTGTTCGTAACCCTGACGGATCACTAGAACTCCAACTTGAAGAGGTACCTGAATAATGGCTATCGTATATACTACCGCTGTTAAGAACACGCGACTGTCGGCAGTAGTCACTGCCATCGGTACTACGGGTGTTCTAGAGATTGGCACGGCTGGCATGGCCTCCGTGCTCGCTACTATCCCTCTGGCTAACCCTGCGGGTACCGTGTCGGCTGGTGTCCTTACGTTCACCATGCCTCAGTCGGACGCGGCGGCTGATGCCACCGGTACGGCTGCTGCTGCTCGTATCCGCACGGCTACTGGCGGTACGGATATCATCACTGGACTAACTGTTGGTACCTCGGGTACGGATGTAGTACTCGATAGTACCAGCATCACGGCTGGTCAGACTGTTACCATTAACAGCGCTGCTATCACGCACGGGTAATCTATGGCTATCACTAACGTTGACCAAGCACTAGCGGGGATGCAGTTTCCTCGCCCCTACACGAAGGCGGTAACGCCTACGATGGTAGTGGGGCGTCCTCAAAGCTTGTGGGCGCTAAACGGTAATCCGGGAGCCGGTAGCTTTAGCACTTCTCTTGCGGGAGCTACGCTAAACAATACCTCTAACGGGTCTATCCCGTTTGTCAACCCTGTGTCGGGCAACTCGCACCTAGCTCGTATCGCCGCCGCTGCTACGGTGGCAGGCCAGCTAGTGCTGTATGATCGCATCTGGCACAACGGCGGCTTTACCATCACTTCCAACACCGCTCAGACTATTAACTCTGTTGCGTTTCCGGATCGTGACGAAGATGGCACGGCTAACGGCAAGGGCATCGTTCTTGGTCTAGAAGTATCTGCTGCGGCTGGTGCCGCTGCGCCCACTATCACGGTGAGCTACACCAACCAAGCTGGTACGGCTGGCCGAACTGGTACGAACCTGTTCCCAACGGCTAACAGCCCTACCGCTGGCGCGTTCTTTCCGATTGGTTTGCAAGCCGGGGATACCGGGGTGCGTAGCGTGCAGACGCTTACCCTGTCGGCCTCGTGGGTATCTGGCACTATCAACCTCGTGGCGTACCGTGAGATTGCTCGCCTTGACCTAGCGGGAGCGTTTGTTCCCAACTCTCTTGACCTGTTGACCGGGGGCTTCCCTCGCATCTTTGATAGCTCGTGCCTTGCTGGCCTGTTCATTCCGTCCGCTACCACCGCTTCTAACGTTAGCGGGTCGGTAATCTGGACGCAGGGGTAAGCCGTGGCTGCCTCTGGAAAGGGGCGCTATCCTAATACCGGATGGTGGACGCGTCTAAACAAACGAAGTAGAAGCAAGAGTAGCGTTCTACGCGTACCTATCTGGGCCGATTACTTCTTCGGTCCTTCTGGCCGGACAGGTACTCTAGCTGCCACAGAGGCTCTTGATACTCTAGCTAGCTCCGGTGTTGTTACTGGTGGGAGTGGAGGCAGGACCGGTACCCTAGCAGCTACCGAGCTTCTAGACCTAGCAGTATTTCTCGGGGACGTGTTTGTTAAAGGCACGTTCGCCAAGACCGAAGCTAACGATACACTCGCTAGCGCTGGCAAGGTAATCGTAAAGGGTACCTTTGCCAAGACAGAAGTTAACGATAGCATCGCATCTGCGGGTAAGGTCCGGGTAGCCGGTACCTTCTCCAAGACAGAGGCTATCGACACAGGATCGTGGACCGGCAAAGTTATCATCGCAGGCTCCCTCGCGACAAGCGAGAACGGGCTAGATACTTTCACCGGTACAGGTATTGTAGTAGTAGGGGCAATCACTGGCACCCTAACGAGCACTGAACCTGCTGACGCCTTTGATGCCCGTAGCTCTACTCCTTCCGTTAACGCCGTAGGCGGGCCGGTTCTAAGACACCGTTCTTGGAGCGCTCTCAAACGATGGGCACGTGAGGAAGAAGAAGTAGCCGCAGCGTTGCAGCTACTAGAAGAGGCGGTGAGTAATCCGATGATCGCACTCAGCGATGAGTTCGACGATCAAGTGGACAAAGCCATAACCGTAATCAAGCTGGCTGTAGCTCTTTCCCTCAAGCAAGCAGACGACGCAAAACGCGCTGATCTAGAAAACCTGCGACAGCAGATCGAGATTAAGCGAATGGAACTACGCGCCAAAGCTGCACGCGAGGAACTAGAGGAACTACTGTTGCTGGCGTTCTAGGAGAAACAGATGATTGATCCCAAGCTTCAAGCTTACTACGACGAGCGGTTTGCTATGACTTCTAGCCAGGGTTGGAAAGACCTGATGGAAGAAGTAGAACAGATGGCTACTATGGTAGGCCACGTTAACAGCGCGGCAGACGGTAATCAGCTAATGTTCCGCAAAGGACAGCTTGATATTCTCATGTGGGTTATGAACCTCCGCAAGACTGCAAAGGCTACGTACCAAGAGCTAGAATCCAATGATCCGAGTGTTTGACTTTAAGTGTGAAAACGGACACCACACAGAAGGTTTTGTGTCCGTGCTAGTGCCGTACATCCCATGTGCGGTTTGTGGCAAAGAAGCCACTAGACAACTCTCTGCTCCCAGAATTGCCCTTGACCCCTTTAGTGGGGACTTCCCCTCGGCCTCTGACCGATGGGTAAAAGTAAGGGAAGAACGGCAAAAGCAAGAGATTAAGACTGATCGTACTCACATTGAGTAAAGCCCCTGCTAAGGAGAAGCTATATATGGAACCGGAAAACCAAAACCTTGAACTTGAATTTGCGGACCTGCAAGGCCAGCCGCAAGCTGATACTCTCCCCGATAAGTACAAGGGCAAGAGCGTAGAAGAGATTGCTAAGATGCACCAAGAAGCCGAGAAGCTGATTGGTCGTCAAGCTCAAGAGGTTGGAGAACTTCGCCGTATGGCGGACGACTTCATCCGCAAGAGCCTGGAAGCTCCCGTCAAGCCCGAGCCTGCCCCGGAACCTGAGCCTGATTTTTTCGCTGACCCCGCTGCTGCGGTAAAGCACATTCTCAAGAACACCCCGGAAATTCGTAACGCCCAAGAAGAACTCACCCGTCTTCGCGCCGAACAATCCCAGAAGCGCCTGCAAGAAGCGCACGCGGACTATGAGAGCCTGTTGGCTGATCCCGACTTCCAGTCGTGGGTCAGTGGTTCTAAGTACCGTACCTCGCTCTTCGCCAACGCACACCGTAATTGGGACTTTGAAGCAGCCGATGAGCTATTCAGCACCTACAAGGAGTTGAACAAGGTACGCTCCGAAGGTAAGGGAGCCGCGCTTCGCGCCGCCTCTGTGCCTGCTGGTGGTACCCCTTCGGTTGAAGGCGTAGGTAACGAATCGGGAAGTGGTCGGAAGGTGTATCGCCGTGCAGATTTGATTCGCCTGCAACAAACTGATCCGCAGCGTTACGCTGCTATGCAAGGTGAGATCATGGCCGCATACGCGGAGGGGCGCGTCCGTTAACCTCTCTTATGTAAGGAGTCTTTACCATGCCTTTTCCTACCCCTGTAACCACGAAGACCCAAGCGGCTACCTTCATTCCTCAGCTTTGGTCGGACGAGATTATCGCTACCTACGAGAAGACTCTCGTTGCGGTTCCTCTCGTCAAGAATATGCCGATGGAAGGCAAGAAGGGTGATACCATTAACATCCCCAAGCCGGTGCGAGGCGCTGCCTCCGCTAAGGCTGCGGGTACGGCGGTCACTCTGATTGCAAACACGGAAGGTACTCAGCCTGTGTCAATCAACCAGCACTGGGAATATTCGCGCTTCATCGAGGATATCGTTGACGTGCAAGCCCTTAGCTCGCTTCGCCAATTCTATACGGCGGATGCTGGCTACGCTCTGGCGGTGCAGGCTGACTCGGCCATCATCCAGCTTGCCCGTTCGGCGCAAGGTGGCGGCGGCACCAATACCTACGCTACCGCGTGGATTGGCTCCAACGGCACCACGTTGTATACCTCGGGCGCTTCCAACGCGGCTGCTCTTGCCGATGCTGGTCTTCGCCGTGCTATCCAGCGCCTTGACGACGCTGATATTCCGATGGAGGGACGCTTTCTGATTATCCCGCCCTCGGCCCGTAACTCGCTGCTCGGTAACGATCGCTTCACCCTGTTCAACTCGGTGGGCGAAGCTGGCGGCGCTAACTCGATCCGTACCGGCAAGATCGGTGATATCTACGGCGTGCCCGTGTATGTCTCGACCAACGCTGATACGGCGGCTGGTAACTCGGCAACTGACCGCGTTGTGCTTCTGGCGCACCGTGATTGGTCGGTCTTCGTTTCGCAGATGAAGCCCCGTGTCCAGACGCAGTACAAGCAGGAGTATCTGGCTGATCTGATGACCGCCGACATTCTGTACGGCGTCGCAGAACTCCGCGACAACGCTGCTGTGCCGCTGATCGTTACGGCCTAATGAGTGGGGAGGGGTAACTCCCTCCCCCTCTTTCTTTGGAGGTTATATGACTGTCTACCGATTCAAATTTCTCGGCAACGATAACTCCCCTCTGATTGAGGAATCTAACGAGGCCGAAGTCAAAGTGTGGCGACGCAACCCAGACTACATGGAGCTTGACGTTAACGGTAACAAGATGCCGACGCACGACGAACTCGTGGCGTTCTACAACAAGGCTATCGAAAAGAAGCCTAAGAAGGGGAACTAAGAATGCCTACCGGTTCGGGTCTACCAATCAACCGTAGTGATCGTGGAGTAGATAGAGGTAACGCTGATAGTGGAGTCTCACGCCCCGCTTCGCCTACGTATGGTATCCCCGAAGCGCCGATTGATAGCCTTACCTATGGCCGTAGCAACGGTATCTGGACGCCTATCAATGATAATATCGTAGCGTACAACAGTACTCCCGGTCCCAACGCCGGGTCCGGTGCAGCCGGTTCCAGCGCGCAGTACGCTCGTGGCGATCACGTTCACCCTGCTGTGGCTGTAGCCGATGTGCAGGGCCTACAGAGCGCTCTAGACGGTCAAACGCTGACGGTGCAGGGGTACGCTACCGCTGCTGCTGCAAGCGCTTCTACGGCCTCTAGTGCCTCCACGCTAGCGGTAGCTGCGTGGGATTCCTTCCGTACTATCTACTACGGCCCTCTGTCGGCTGATCCGGCAACGGACCCGATGGGCCTTTCCCCGCAGAACGGGGACTTCTATTTCAACACGACCAGCGGTATGCTTCGTCTGCGTAAGGCTGGTGTGTGGCAAGACGCGGTGTTTGATATATCCGGGTCTGCTGGTGTTACTCAGTTTAACGGACGCACCGGCTCGGTGTCGTTGCTCGGCTCCGATGTTACCGGCGCGTTGACGTACACCCCGGCTAACCGGGCTGGCGATACGTTCACCGGAGCTATTACAATCAACGGCGGCGCTGGACTATCTAACGCCTTTAGAATTACTACTGGAGGTTCATATACAGACTTTTCTGTATCAAATACCGCAAACAATCCTGTAGGTATCAGCCTTTACGGCGCTAATGTTAATCCGGCGTTTAACATTGCGTATGAATTTGCTGGAGTCCCACGCTTTATTCTGGGTCAGTGGAGCAACTATGGCTATCTGGCAGGCGGCGCTCTTTCCATCTTTGCTAACCGCAACATTAACATCGGTCCATCGACAGGCGATCCTGGCTTTCTGCTTCGTGTCGAAGGCACGGCCCGCTTCACCAACAAAGTCACCTTTGCGGGATCGACTTCCTCAGTGGTGGCGTTTAATATTCCTAATGGAACCGCTCCAAGCTCACCAGCACAAGGGGATATGTGGCGTGAAACGGATTCGGTTAAAATCCAAACCGAAAGCGGCTTGCGTACCTACTGGCACAACGGCAATCTGACTAATCTAAACCAGCTAACTAACGGCCCTGGCTATATCAGCAATGTGGTAACTGCTCTTGGGTTTACTCCTGCAAACAAGGCCGGGGATACCTTTACTGGATACGTCCAGTCCGGGGATGGTAGCGCAGGAGAAAAGACTATTCGGCTTCACAACAGCGCAGTGTACGGTTACTTCTTCCTGTCTCCCAGTGGAGACTTGGGGTTTTATGACGGTACCAACGTCAAAGTAAGGTTCTCAACGAATACGTCTGGAGACTTCACAGTAAATGGGGCTATTGTCTCTACTTCGGACGGAGGCAGTCGCTTTACCAACTGGCTCAAGCTTGCTAACTCTGCTAATACTATGGGAGCGCATCTACGCGCTGATCCTTCCACTGGCACGTTTCAGGTGTGGAACAACGCGTTCTCTGCTCAGATGATGGTGTGCGACCAAAGCGGGAACTTCACGGCAATAGGCAACGTTACTGCCTACTCAGATGCTCGGCTCAAGACTCGTATCCGTCCGTACAAGACGGACCTTTCTAAGGTTAGTAGGACTGTCGGTCCTGTTAAGTACGAAGTAAAAGCCACTGGCGTAGAGAGTGTAGGCGTACTGGCTCAAGACTTGCAGAAGGTACTGCCCGAATGTGTTCACACTAACGAAGATGGTATTCTCTCTGTGGACTACGGTAAAGCGGCTCTTATCCTAGTGCTTCAACTGTTGGAGGAATATCGTGGCGCTTCCCGGTAGTGGGGCTATGTCGATAGCTATGCTTCAGGCGGAGTTTAGCACGGGGGCTAACTCCCTGTCTCAGTACTACAGAGGGGGCGGTATTGTGCCTAACACCGGGACTAACGTTAACGTTCCGACTAGCGGTACTATCTCACTGTCGAACTTCTACAACGCTGCTGCTTCGACTCCGCTTAGCGCTACACTGTCGCCTAGCTACTCGTTTAAGACGCGAGCTACTACCGGCATCCTCTCTACAGGCACCATCACGTGTAACCCCACGGGCGGTAACGGTACGTACACCTACTCTTGGAGTGTGCTGTCTAACAACGCGGGAGGCGGTCTGACTAACGGTACTACTAACCAAACGAACAACTTCAACACCGGTTCTTTTGCGGTACCTAACACTCGTCAAACAGTGTTGCGGTGTACCGTGACTTCTGGGGGCGATACTGTTAACGTTGACATTACCTGTGATTGGGAGTGGGTATAATGGCTATGACTCTAGAGCAACTAACGCTTGAGCTTCAAGAAGCTATGGAAGCTGAACGCGCCAAAGGTAACGAAGTATATGTGATGCTTGGTTACGGAGACAAAGGAGGCGCACCCGGAAATCCCGTCGATCCTAACGAAGTGAAAGTACTAGCCATCAAGGCTAGCCCTAAGTCAAACATCCTTATTCGGAGGAAGCCCAAATGAGTGAAGCCGTCCTTGCTGTTGTAGTTCTTTTCTGTGTCGGTGCCGCTATCTATTTCCTGACTAAGAAGCGAGCAAAGACTTCCGGTCCCAAGCCCAGTACTTCCAAAGAACAGAACCGTGACTATTAATGTTATCTCCTATCTCGACTTGGTAAACAAGGTGCTCGTGCGGTTGCGCGAGCGCCCTGTTGCTACTGTTAACGCTACTGCGTACAGCCGCCTAGTCGGAGAAATGGTCAATCGTGTCAAGACGGAAGTGGAGCAAGCGTACCGCTGGCCGACTCTCCGGGACTCGTGGCAGGTCTACACGACTGCCGGGGTGTCCTCGTACAGCCTCGACGATGCGGGTCCACGGGTGCAATATCTGAGTGCGTACAACGTCACTGACTCCGCAGAACTGAGTCTTATGTCTAACGCCGAAGCTGACTACCTCATGGTTCAGGTTCCTCAACCTGATGGGCATCCTGCCCGTTACATCCCTAACGGGACTAACGATGTTGGCGATGCCAAGGTGGATATCTTCCCGGTACCCGACGCTTCGTATCTTCTGCAATTCAACCTCTACGCCCCGCAAGGGGAGCTTAGCGACGACGCGGACACCGTAGTGGCCCCGTACCGTCCGATCATCGAAGGCGCTGTAGCGTATCTGCTGGCCGAGCGCGGCGAAGACGGAGGCGAGGTTAGCGTTCGACAAGAGGCAGTGTACCATCGCTCTCTTGCGG